ACGAAGATCGCGGATGGCTAGAACCCTTTGGATTGAATCCTATTATTAAGAAAAGAGGTTTTGGCGTCGTTATCTTTGGTAACCAAACTGCTTACCAGACTGTTAATTCCGCTTTTGGGTTGCTTCACGTCAGAGATTTATTGATTAGTCTGGAGAATGACGTGGAAGAAATACTATCAAACTATTTGTTCGATTTCAACGAGGATTCTATCCGTCTTGAAATTAAAACACTGGTCGATACCTATTTAGATGGGGTTAGAGCAGGTGGTGGTATTTATGCCTATCAAGTAATTATGGACGCATCAAACAATCCTCCTTCTGTTATCGACATGAATATGGGTATTATTGATATCATCATAGAGCCTGCTCGAGGAATTCAGAAATTCATCAATAGAATCACGGTTACTAAAACTGGTGGTATTGCATCTGGTGGTTTCATCAACTTTGTATAACATATTTTGTGAATTTTCGAAGGTAAGATAAATAAAAAAAGAAAAACAATTAATGGCCGGTTTACCACATTACCAAAATTCATTGTATGCGATCAATAAATACGAACCAGTTTATCTCAATCAATTTGAGGTAACGGTAATTCCTCCTGCAGCTGTTCTAGGAGGTCAAATTTTGTTACAACAGGTTGTGAGTGTAACAGGAATGGACGTTGATAAAAATCCATCTTTTGTTGAACAGAAATACAAGTTTGCCAAAAGAAACTATGCGGGGGGTAAACCAGATAAAACCAGTTTGGATTTGAGCGTGAAATTTACGGTTAATTTGAATGACGATAATTCGATGTACACGTTCAAAACCCTAAGACAGTGGACCGATTTGATTTACAATCCACTCACGGGAGCTATGGGGATCAAAAGGGATTACACTGGTACAATCATTATTTCTATTTTCAACAAAAACGGAGATGTTTTCAGGAGAATTACCTGCAAAGACTGTTTTCCTATGAAAGCTATTGATCCGATGGAGTTGGATTATGTGAATGGAACTACCCTGTATGATATCACCATGACATGGGCGGTTGATTATTGGGATGATCTATTTACCTAAAAATTAAAAAAATAAATGGCAGGTTTACCACACTTCAATAATTCTCTAGCGGCTCGCAACAACTTCGAACCAGTTTTTCTTAACCAATTCGAAGTTCTGATTACACCTCCGGCAGGAGTGACATTAGGTAATGTGAGATTCAATGGGGAATCTATTATGACGCAGCAGGTCAAAAGCGTAACCGGATCTCTTGCAGTTGATATTCAACCTGCTGCCCCAGTAACACAGTACTATAAATTTGCCGAAAGAAGATATGCGGGAGGTGAACCTTCAACTTCCGATGTTGAATTTTCGATTGATTTCGAGGTGAATTTGAATGAGAATAATTCAATGACAATTTTCAAAATCTTGCGTCAATGGTCAGATCTGATTTATAATCCTTTGACTGGTGCTATGGGATTAAAAAAAGATTACGTTGGACAAATTGTTATTTCAATCTTCAACAAACAAGGTGATGTATTTCGCAGATTAACCTTAAACAACTGCTTCTTGATCCAACCTTTGACCCCAATGGCATTAAGTTATGATTCCGGGGATACTTTATACGTTCTACAAACCACCTGGAAATCTGATTATTGGCAAGATCAATTCCTATAATTTTAGGTTTTTTTCTGTCACTCATATATAAGGAGCACATTTGTGTGTGACCTAATTTCAATTATATGGATCCAAAAAATTTATCACCAGAAAAAATCTTACAAGAAAAAGAAAAACTTGGCGGGATTTCTTTCGATGACGGCATAGCCGATCTAAACCCAATCAATCCTTTAGAGGAAAGGGCAGAGAAAGAAGCCAATGCCTTATTCCAACAGGCAAAAGAAAAAACCGAAGACCCATCTCACACAAGATTGGCCGAGCAAATAAAATCTGAGCCTATTCTCACCGCAAGTCCAGAAAATTCCATCCCGAGGGATTTCGGACCTTCTGATTTGGGTTGGAAAAATTTACCTCCTTCCCTTCTTCCCTCTGGCGGACTATTTTACCCGGAAGGAGTTCAGATCGCTATACGTCCTGCAGAGGTAAAAGAAATAAGACACTTTTCAACCATCGATGAAACAGACATGCTTGACATTGATGCCAAATTAAATTTGATTCTTGAAAGATGTTGTGTAATCAAGTTTCCACAATACGGAGTTGTGTCCTACAAAGAAATTAAACAGGAAGATCGCTTTTTTCTCCTTATGACCATTAGAGATTTAACCTTTGTACGGGGAGAAAATATGATTGTTTTAAAACCTAAAACTACTTGTGTAACTGGAGATTGTCCGTTTCAAAATGGTGTTGAGCTAAGGACTGGGGTTTTATCCAAATATGCTATAGACGAAAAATTGATGTCCTATTATTCCAAATCGGATAGAAAGTTCGTTCTGAATATTTCAAAGTTATCTAGAACCATAAAATTAACAGTTCCTTCAATAGGTGTTGTAGATGCAATCTCTACTTATGTTCGAAATAGGATTAGAAAGGGGATGGATGTAGACGAAAGTTTCATCAAAATAGCACCGCATCTCTACGAAGATTGGAGAGGTTTAGATGAAAACCGATTGGCCGAACTTGAAGAGACATCAAATTCTTGGTCCAAGGAGGAATTTTCTATTTTATTTCAAGTAGCAGACTTACTAAAGATAGGTACGAAGTTGGAGGTTAATTTACCTTGTTCTAAATGCGGTGCTCAGGAGGTCACCGCCCCAATTTCCTTTCCCGGAGGGATCAGATCTCTTTTCGTTATTTCAGATATCTTTGGAGAACTACTTTGATTTGAAGTTTCGCCTTTGGAACGAACACAAATTAGATCCGGAATGGATAGAAAAAATTCCATACTACGAGTTCCAAATTTGGTTGGATAAAATTAATAAGTCTGTAGAAAAACAAAACAAAGAAAATATGGAGGATGCTGGCCAATCAGAGGTGTTTAATTTTTCTAAATGATTCCTATTTTCCAAAAATAAGATATATAAATTAGTTTTATTATGGCACAGGACACAGCTAACATTTTGAAGGAGCTATCTTCTCTTTCCAGCAATTTAGATTCTTTAGCTCGGGAGCTCAAAGAACAAAATAAAATTTCTGCAGAAACCAACAAAAATACGAACCAACTTATCGATGAATTAAAGCAGGAAAACAAATCTGGGTCACAAAATTCCACTGAAGAAAAGGAGGATTCAAAAAAGTTTGAAAAAATGGTTGGATCTTTCTCTAAAGAATTAGGAAAAACTTTAGGGAAGCAGGCAGAGGAAGATTCGAAAACAGCGAATTCTAAAAAATCGGATAGCGTAGGTTCTAAATCTAACGTATCTGATTTATTGAAAGAAATGAAAGAATCCATTGCAAAAAATCAGATGAAGCCAGCAGAAGTGAAACCAAATTTTCCGAACTTGGATTTGACTAAAATTTTAGGTTTTGATAAGTTAGGTTTGGGTAAATTAGGTTTGGGTAAATTAGGTTTGGATAAGTTAGGATTGGATAAGTTACCCAAACTAAAAGACGGAGGACAAATTCAAAAGGATGGAATGGCTATTGTAGGCGAAGCAGGACCAGAAATTGTAAAGTTGAAAAAAGACCAGAAAGTTATCAATCAAGATGAACTTTATAAATCCGCTCTAGAAGAAATGGAGGAAGACAGAAAAAGACGAGCTAATCCAGAAAAACAGGATTTGTCTGTGGTTGCTCCTCAGCAAAGATTGGCAGACATAAAAAAAACAAAACAAAAAGAAATAGACACATCAAAATCCCAAATAAATGAAATTTTGTCTGGAAAAAATTCGAATTCCCTACGGGATGAAGATATCCAAATGATTACTACAGAGGGGTTCGTAGAAAATAGGTATGGTGTAAAAGTTCCAAGAATTGCTATCAAAAAAGAAATAGAAAATCTTTTGGCTTCAAATCAGGAATTATATGACGAAGATCCCAAATTTTTTCAAGATGATCTTGATGATTTTATAAATTCCTTCAGAGAATCCCCGGAAGAAAATGAAGCCCAGCCAATCTCAGTTTTATCATCCCTTACACAGAAAGAACAAGGACAAAAAATACCGGGACTTACAGACGGAATGAAACCAAAAACAGATTCAGAAAGTAAATCGAAAAAAGAAAATAAGAAAAATCAAGAATCTGTAATTTCCCCGACTAAGCCTAAACTTTTGGAATCATTAAAGGCCAAGGGAAAAGAATTTGGTTCCAAATTCAAGGAAAATTTGGCTAAAGGAGTAAAAGATTACCAACAATCTTCATCCCAAAAGACTCCAGAAATTGGGGGCCAAACGATGGATTATTTTTCCAAACAAACGGGAAACTTAGTTGAAAAATTGAATTCATCCAAACTGAATAAAGAAACCCCAACTTTAAAAAAACCAGACGAAAAAAGGTCAAACACAACTTCACCACAACAAGCTGAACCACCACCAAGCGCATCGACCCTTGATAAAGTAGAAAACACACCCTCACAAGCTCCAACAAAAACAAAGGAAATCCCTAAAGGAACAAAAGAAGGCGAAACTTTATCCTCTTCGGACATTAAAGAGATAAAGGGACTTTTGGCAGGAATTTATAAATCTTTATCGGGTCCTTTAAGGATAGCAAATGACACACCATTCAGACCAAGTTCTAATATAATTTGAAAAAGCAGGTTAAATTTTTATTTGTCAAAGAAGTTGGCTATATTTGAACTTTTCGAACCAAATTCCTTATGAGCACCAATAAATTTAAATTCAAAGAAATACCTGTGGATGAGTTTTTTCGGGATTTGGACTCATTCGAAGAATTTTCATGGGTGGCAAAACCTAACTTCAGAAATGTTTTTCTTTTTAGTGAAATTGAAAATTTGAAAGACGAAACCTTTTACAAACCAAAAGATATTAAAACTGATCCTGTATATTTGGCCATGGC